AAACTTATTGTTAATTGCGAAACTGGCGAAGAAATTGTTAGAGAATTAAACAAAGCCGAAAAAGATCAGCAAAAACTTGATGAGGCAAAAGCAGTTGCAGCAAGAGCCGAAGCCGAAGCAAAGGCATTAACACGACAAGCAATTCTTGATCGTTTAGGTTTAACTGCCGATGAAGCACAATTGTTACTTGGCTAATGAAGGCTTGGTTATCTAAAGCTGCTGTTCAGTTAAGAGAACAAACAGATGACTGCTTCCCTGACAGGGATCGTAAAAGTGATGGATGGATTGCTTCTCTGGCACACTTATCTAGAGCAGCCAAATCCGATCACAACCCTGATGAAAAAACAGGATGTGTCAGAGGACTGGATATTTCTGCTGGGCTATCTGACGACAAACGGATTTCAGCGTATCTGGCAGATCAGATTAGATTGTTCGGGAAAAATCAAGGGCGTATCTCTTATGTAATCTTTGAGGAAAAAATAGCCTCACCCTTGCTTAATTGGAAATGGCGTAAATACAAAGGCATCAACAAACACAATCATCACATTCACATCAGCTTTAAGAAAGATCAAGATAACAATTCAGAGTTTTTTAACATCCCACTACTAGGAGGCAATAATGAAACTAACTAACAAACACAAAGCAGCAATTAAGTCATATCTAAGAGCTGTTGCAGCTTCCGGTATTACTGTGCTGTTAGCAATCGCAGCCGATATTCGACCTGAGTATGCAATCTTGCTTGGTTCAATAGTTGCACCTGTCGCTAAAGCAATTGATCCAAGTTCAGGCAAAGAAGCTGATTATGGACTTAATGCGAAATGACAGCGAACGAATGGGTTGGTATAGCCGTTGGCGTATGCGCTATCTCAACAAGTTTATTACTGGGTCTGCGCTGGGTTATTAAATCCTACTTGCAAGAACTTAAGCCTAATGGTGGCTCAAGCATGAAGGATCAATTAAGCAGATTAGAACAGCGTGTTGATGATCTGTATTCTTTAATAGTTAAGCGATAATTTATTTTATGGCGAACACACGAAAACCTATCAAACGGAAAAAGATCAATCGTCGCGTAGTTCGCCACTCTCCTGAACCATTATCAAAAATGGATCAACATTACTTGGCTTTACATTCTTGCTACACAGCTGCAAGGAAAGCAGGATTTTCGCCTGAGCACGCATTTTGGCTCATGACGGAAATAAAAACATTTCCGAATTGGGTCGTAGGCGATGGTGGGATTATTCCTAGCATAGACCCAACTGACGATGAGGATGACGATTAAGGCTAACCGTAGGTATCTTGTAACGCCCGACCTGCAAATTCCACTACACCATCCAAAAGCGGTGTCTAACCTAATTAAAATGGCAAAGCGTGAGAAGTTTGATTTTGTATTAAATGTTGGTGATGAAATGGATCTAGGCAGTCAGTCGCGTTGGGCAAAAAATACCAAGTTAGAGTTTGCAGAAACACTTGATGAGGAAAGAAAATTAGGGCAAGAAATTCTTTATGATTTAGGCACCACAGATATAGTCAGATCAAACCATACAGATCGCATCTACCAAACATTGCTTAAAGGTGCGCCATCACTTATTGGATTACCAGAATTGGCTTATGACAAGTTCATGGATTTCAGCAGCTTAGGAATTAGATTTCATAAGAGAGCCTACGAGTTTGAAAAGGGCTGGCACTTGGCTCATGGCGATGAGGGCAACATGTCTAAGCACGCAGGTATAACAGGGCTTAATTTAGCCAAGAAATGGCATTCTAGCGTAGTTTGTGGGCACTCGCATAGGCAGGGTGCAGTTAGGCATCAAACTGGCTTAAACGGGCGTTATTCAACGATTTGGGGCATAGAGGCAGGACACCTCATGGATATGCGTAAAGCCTCTTATCTTAAATACAATTCAGCCGATTGGAACATGGGCTTTACTGTGCTTAGTTTTGGCAACAAAGGACATCAAGTAGAGCTGATACCAGTTAATCATGATGGCAGTTTTACATACAACCGAAGGACTTATGGGGCTTGAAACCGATTATAGGGATCGTTCGATTGATGATCATATCGATGAATTTGAGGATATTAGCGTTATCTAATCGTTATAAAACACGCCCAAGAAAAATTCGCTTAAAGCCTTGAATTAGGTCAAACTTTATGTATTCACAGAGATACTGTGGATATGTAGGGAGCGACATGAAACTAGAAATAGGCAGCCAACAAGCTGCTTTAGATTATGCAAGTAGAGGCTGGTCTGTATTGCCTTTACTGCCTAAGAAAAAAGATCCGCACTTTGACTTAGCACAAAGGGCTTATCTATCAGCTACAACCGACCAACAACTGATCAACTTTTGGTTTGATTATGATCAGAAAATCAACATTGGCATAGCCTGTTATCAATCAGGTTTAGTTGTCTTTGATATTGATTACCGCAACGGAGGCGAATTACTGCCTGAGTTTGAGCCAACTTACACAGTTCAGACTGGTGATGGTTTACACCTTTACTACACAGCTGATAAGTCTGATGTGTTTAAGGGTAAATTAACTGATGGAATTGATATTAAATGGAAAGGGTATGTTGCTGCTGCACCATCAATACATCCGTCAGGAGCAACCTATAAAGTAATCGATGACAGAGATCCTGTTGCGATGCCTAAAGTAATACGGGAGTGGGCTACAAAATGATAGAAACAACAGCACCTTGGATAGTGCTTTACAGCGTGTTTGGTTATTTTATTGTTTGGGGCATTTACTCAACAATCAAAGATAACGCATTCCAATCAGGATATTGGAAAGGTCGTAAAGATGGTTACGACATGCACCGCAGGATTACAGATGTTAAGCGAGATCAAGTATTTGACTATGACAAAAACTGAAAGCCTGTTTGATGAGGTCATTACTACGATCCAACAGCGCGGAAGTGTTTATGGACATCCATACTATAATCACAAAAGAATTGCGGGCTTATGGTCTGCATATCTCGACTTCCCAATTACACCACACCAAGCTGCACTATGTATGGCGTTGGTCAAGGTTTCTAGGCTTAGTGAAACCCCAGATCATTACGACAGTATCAAAGACTTCATTGCCTATGGATCTGTCTATAAAACTGTGCTTGATGCAGTCCAAGATGAAAACTGGGAGGACTAATGTTTAACTTACAAGATTATGAAACCGTTGAAACAAGATTGGAGAAATGGCATGGACAATACCCAGATTCCAGAGTGGAAACAGAACTTATCGAGGCATCAAACACTCGATTCATTGTATTTTGCAAACTATTCAAAACGGAGGCAGATCTCAAGCCATGCGCCACTGGTCTTGCTTTGGAAACGATTACAGAGAAGGGTGTTAATAGCACTTCTGCATTGGAGAATTGTGAAACTTCAGCGATCGGTCGTGCACTCGCAAATGCTGGTTTCGCGGCTAAAGGTAAACGCGCTTCAAGAGAAGAAATGGCTAAGGTAAACAATGCTCAGCCAAATCAATATGAAAAGAAGCTAGCAGAGCGCAAATACTCACCACCAGGAACTAAATCTGCAGCTGTGGAAGATGCTCTTAGAGCAAGTTTTGCAGTTGAAAATAAAGAAGCTGATCCGCAGCAATGGACAGTTAGTGAAGTCGTAGATCAAATCGCATCAGCAACACCTAACGAACCACCTGCTTGCGAACATGGTCATATATTAAAACAAGGTATTTCTAAAGGAGGTAAGCCATATTATGGTTATGTATGTAAAGCAAAACAATGCGAACCTCGTTGGGCAAAAATTACAAGTAACGGAAAATGGTATTTTGAAGGAGGTGAATAAATGGGTGAATTACAAATTATTGATGGCTCTGGTCTAACTGCTACTTTTACAGATAACGGAGTTAAAGTAGAACCATCAACAGTTGTGTGCGATAACTGCAACGATGACAGATTACTTCATGAGGGCGATCTGCTTCGATGCTATTCCTGCCACGCAATAAACCGAATTCCTTACAATGCCTAATTACGATTACATGTGCGATGGTGAGGGGTTAGTAATTGTATTGGATTTACCAATGGATCATAAAATCCCTCATTGTCAAGTATGTGGTGCTAAGTTAAGGCGTGTCTATACAGCAATTCCGGCAATTTTCAAGGGAAGTGGATGGGCAGGTAAAGGTGGTTAAGTTTAGATGCAACTTTTGTTCAGCCAATTCAGAGTTTATTTGGATGGATGGCTATGACACAGCTGATGGCTTTAGGGTCTATCAATGCCTTAAATGTTGCGCTATTGGAACAAAGAATTTAGCCGAATCTACTGACACGCAAGAGCCTGTTATTCGATGTGATAAATGTGGATCATGGCAGTTTGTAGATCAGAAATGTCATACTTGTGAATTGATTGGGGCTAAGTAATGGATGCTGGATATTCTGAAACTTGGTTAGAAACAGATGACCTACGAATAATGACTTGCCGTTTGACCTGCGGTTATGTCAATTGATTTGGAGTGATGTGATACCCTTAAACGCAAATTCGCTTTCAGAGCGAAAGGGCGATCTGCGAAGCAGAAAGATCGCAA